CCGGCAGATATTGTTTACTTATATACTGATTTATTTCGCAATCCATTGCTACATTAGCCAGTTTCTTGTTAGTAAACTTAAAGAATGTAGTAAGATGTCCAAATGCAATATGAAGTAACTCATGCTTCAATAATCCATATCTGTGGTCTTCACTAAGACTTTCCCAGAACTCTGGATTAATAGTAAGCTGATAATTAATTCCATTCTTGCTCACACCAGCTGTAGGAACTCTTTTACTGTCCCATAGCTTATTCAACATAATGAGAAAGAACCCGTAATAGGGCTCTTTCAACATTAGGTCTTTACCTGTTTTACTTAGACTCTGCTGTTTGTCCATTATCTTTTAGTTTGATATTTATTTCAAAATTATCTGTTGGGTACCCAATTTGTTCCAACATACTTGTCATATCTCTGACAAAATATTCCATGAATAACTCTATTGAAGTTTTAGAACCTTTGTTAGCTGTAATAAGACTAAGAGTTCTTGGACTAGTGAGATTACCTTCTCCAGCAATTTTTACTAGTTTGCTATGTATTTTCTTTCCAGCCTCTGACCAGTCAGATTTTTGTACACCAGAGAACTTATACATTACAAGTAACTCTCCTATGTATTTATCTACATCAACATTCTTCAATGCCTGAAATGCTACAATATGATTCTCTCTATCAGAGGATTGTAACATGTTTAATAAATTTCTTGTTTCTTCTTTGTCAAAAATCATTTTTTCCATCAGTCTTCAATTTTTAAAGTTTTTATTGCCCATTCTTTTGGTTTACCACTTGCAATCATATCAGCCCATTCTTTGGCAGCAGGGATATAATTATTGCAATCCTCTTTGACATGCTGTTCCCCAACATATCTTACATATACATCTTTACCATCAGAATTGGTAATAGTCATACCAAATCTTTTTTCACATTCAAATATACCTTCACTGTGGTGTCTGAACATTCTATGCATACTGTGTCCAATCCATGCTTTGGTTTCATCAAACCATTTATGGATTTCTAAATAATCTACAGGAGATCCTCCAAACTTTTTAGCTGAGGATTTTGCATGTTGCCAAGGATGTGCCATTATTCTTCTTCTGTTTTACTTAATAAATCTCCATCATGAAAAAATTCTTCATGATCAGTGACTCTTATATTATTATTTATAATATACTTCCCTGAAGGAACACATATACATAAATCTCCCCAACCACCTTCATTATTCCACCAATTCTCTATGTCACTAAGAATCTCATCTGCAAAAGATTCAATTTCACTATATAAACCTCCATCAATACTTGCTAAGTTGGATTCAGTTTCCCAGTCTTCAACTCTATCATTTACATCTTCTGGAGTCTCACATGGTTTTTTTGTAACACCTATCCATTCTATAGCACCGGAGTCTCCTCCACCATCATATTTTACTTTAACACCTGTAATACCTAAATCAGCCAACTTAAATAAGAGGCTTGTTAATTCTAATTCTGTCATAACTATTTAATTTTGTAAAACCTACCTAATATATTTCCATTTAGGTATTCTTCTTTTTCAAGAACCTCTCTAAGAAATTGAAACTTAGTCTCATAATATGTTAGTTCCATTTTAGAAAAGCATATCTTGACCATATACCTTTTGATTGGTATTTTATTCTTGTGAGCTTCTTTAAGAACTTCATTACTACTGTAATAGTTTTGGTAACTGGGTTTAGAAACAGTCTCATATTTTTTGTTTCTTTTGTCTGTCATTTTAGCAACAGCCTTTTTACCAAACTTCTTCTTTGTAACTGAATAAAAGTTCTTTTTACCTACATATCTTACAGATTTTCCATTAATAATAGCTTCCATCTCATACACAAATCCTACCGCACCTTCTGGAATCATGCCATCATTAAAAGGTCTTCCTTGATATAACCAACTCATAATGCTTGTTTTAATAATGGGAATAACACTTCTCTAACTTTATCTATACCATGTTCTTTTACTGAATCAGATAAATCCTTTTCCATTGGTAGCAATATATAGCTAAATCCATACTTCTCTTTGTATCTTTGAGCAGCTTTAACACCGGGTTCATCATTGTCAAACAAGACAACAATGTTAGCATACTTAAGCTTTAACTCCCCAATAGCCCTCTCTCCGATCATAGTATTCTCACTGTCTGGAGCAATAGCTTCAATATTACTGATACCTAGTTTATTGAAAGCCATCAAGTCTTTAAGTGAAGATGTAATAATCAGATACTTACAGTTATATTGCAATTGGTCTGTTCCTTGAATATAGTTCCCAACCTTGATAAACTTTTTCTGAGTACTCTTTGGCATATATATCTTGTACAAACTACCATCATTCCTAAAGTAACCATATGTATGGGACTTCCTAAATGTATGAGAAGTTATACTACCATCAGCTTCAGTTTTACTCATAGTAAAGAAAGCCAGCGGAACTACATTATATCTATCAAGCATTTTAGATCCAATCTTAAAGCTCATCCAGTATGTCTGATCAAAGTTAGTCCAGTGTCTCATTTCATAATCAACAACCTTATACTTATCATGGAACATTGTAGGTTCTGCAATATATACATCATTGTTTCTAAGAAACTGTTGGTAATCAAGAATTATTCTATTTATTGCATGACCTGCTGTAGGTAAATTAAATAAGTTTTTTACCATTTCAATACCATCACCTTGATAACCAGATGAAAAGTCCTTAAACTTATAACTTCTAGAATTAACATCAAAATATACAAACATAGAGGGAACCTTGTCTTTTGAATTAAATGCAGATAACATTTTTACATCTTGACCTGTTAGTTTTTCTTTGAGGTTTAGATAATACTCAAAGATCCACTCTCTTGGAACCTGCTCAATTTCAGTAATTAAATTTTTTGTTGAAATCATACTACCTAGTTTAAAAATTAAGGGGAAGCCATTTCTAACTCCCCCTATAACTGTTAGTCTAGGCTGAAGTCAGAAGATGTTTTAGGTGGAGTTGTGAAATCATCATCTCCAAAGCTTTTTACTTCTTTTGTCTCTAATTTTTTCAAATGTTTAGATTCATCAAAAGTAATAACTTTTCCTTCCTCTATTTCACCAAATGCATATTTTCTGTTATCTGCTTTTGGCAACCACATATCATAGTTTGTATAACCAGTTTTACCTTCATATTCTTTACCAGCAATACAGAACTCAAGATACTTATCCTTAATAGGTGCACTTGCATTAAATGCATCTACAAAGTCTTCAATAGTATCATGCTTACCATCTTGTCCGGTAAACCAGTCATTAATACCAAGAGTTTTACAAAGACTCTGTAAAAAGATCAATATAGATCTATCTCTCTGAATATTAATACCAGTTTTAGTTACTCCATCTGCAAATGCATACTGGCTTGCTTTTACTCTACCAATTTGACCAGCATAATGACCCTTTTCAGGATTATCTTTATCAAGAGCAAAACCTTCAAAACCTTCAATAGGTTCTGTTTCAACATGCAAAATCAAATGTTTTGCACCATCAATAAATTTAAAGTCTTCCAGATCTATCATGTTAATCTTTAATACATGATTTCCTGGAGAAATTGTTTTAGGTAGCCCACTGCCACCTGTTCCTAAGTCAGTTGTACTTAATCCCATTTTGTTTTTATTTTATTTGTTATTATACATAAACCTTATCCCAGTGAAACTCCAATTCACCTTTCTCATTCATTTCAGTTACTATTATCTCTTCATTTCGGAGATGTTCTGGTCTTGCACCACATGTAACTTCTTCATTAGTTTTAAAACTTAAAATAGTTTTATTACCCTTTCTATACATATAGCCAATAGCATCAGCATTAGCACAAATAAGAGACTTTATTTTACCTGTCAAATCAATATTTGCAGACATTACCATCTCTCCTTTATCATCAACTACCTTGTCTTTAATATGACCAGATAAAATAATGTGGGGAGCTAAGGTATCAATAAAATCTAAAACTTGGAAGAATGCTTGCCTAATATATAAATATCCAGCACCATTTGGTAATGTAGTTACATTGTCTCCATCATAATTTTTACCCATTGGAGTTTGACGGTAAAGTTTAATAGCAAGTGGTTGTATCATATCTTCTAATGCAGTCACAGTATCAATAGTAATGTATTTGTAAGGATTTCCAGCAGCTTTAATAGCTTTACCAGCATCCAATAACTCTTGTAAATTACTAATCTTTACTTTTAATGCTTCAACATAATCAGAACCATTCTCTAAATCCAGAATCAAATTATCCTCTAAACCGGCATAAGCAGTTGTTTTACCAGTCTTAGGCTTAGAATAAATAACCATTCTCTTGGGATTCTGTCTTTCAGCCTTTACTTTACTTGTAGGAAGTACTATACTCATATTTCACTTTTTGTTTGTTTAATCAAATCATTTAACCATGGTCTTGCACTTACTGGTTTCATCAACATGATTGCAGCAAGATCTCTAATTGTTATTTCAGATAGAGGTGTGTCTGCAATCTCTGTATTGTAAACTTCATCAAGTGATATATCACTTTCTTTTCCAGAAAACTCTTCCTCAAAGTCAGGAAACAATGATAAACTCTTTTGCAGTTTAGGTAATGACTCCTCTTTCTTAGCATCTTCTTTTCTCTTCTCATACAAGGCATAAGTAATCTCTGTACCATCATCTAGTACTGCTACTAACTCTGACAGAGGAACAGTATAAAGAACATATGGCTCACCCTTAAAGTTGCTACCTTCTTTAGTGTCATACTCTTCAGCATAAAATGGATTAGCTTTGTATTTAAAAAGCTGTCTATCCTCACTAAATGGAACTATATCAATAATATTACCCTTATCATCAGTAACATTATCATAGAACTCCATATAAATGTCTTCACCTTTGCTGATTTCAGACTCAAATAATTGTACTTGTCTTCCATACTTACCTTTCTGGAAAAATGCAG